AGATTTGCCAGGAGAGTAGTAACCTCGTTCGTTACCACCACGTCGAAAAGTCTTACCCATTGTGTTGTGTGTTGAAATTAGAATAAACTACTAATAATATGTATCAGTCTACATCCTTGTAAATGGAACGATAATCATCGTCGTCATTAGTTTCAGGAATAGCATAGATTTGAGTGTGCAATTCTTCAAAGACGAACCCCACACCGTGCAGAAAGTCTTGCATCTTGTCAACAACATCGTCAAGATAGTCTGCTTCAAAAGTTTTAGTTGTCTTAGTCTCGTCCTCATCAATAGCGGACAAAACGAATCGGGGCATTGGATTTCCTCCTTGATTACTCACATAGTATAGCACGAAAAAAGGGGGTTCAAGACCCCCTGTGACACTTGTTTCAACTGGCACAGTACCGCATCCGATTAACCATGCCATCAAATATACCTGAAATCATGAAATCAAAGGCAAGAGAGTATCTACAACCGTTAGAAAGATTCTTTGCTACTGAGTGTTTCAAACATGATGGAAATAATAGTAACATTCCATTGCGACACTCGATTGTACCCGTATGTGTGTTGCGTCTGTGTACTTCATCATAAGAAAGTACAGTAAAGAACTTACCAAATGGTCCACCATTATCATGATGAAACTGTATTGCTCCCTGCTCAGATGGATCTACATCGATGTAATAAACGCCACTGATTAACGAGTTGGAGTGATGATGAATTGGTGTGCTATCTCCAGGACTATTCTTATTCAACCATGCTCCATGGCACACCAGTTCATATTGCTTACTGATGCACATCTCATCGTATGCATATACTTCAGCGTGATACATTATCTTACTCTTGATAGTATCAAATCCAGGTGATAGTTGTAGGTCAGTCACACTCACCCATGCATCATCGTCTGCATTTCGATACATTGGAAGGTCATACAGATATTGTCTCTCTTGTGGAGAAATATCAAACTCATCAATGTATATTGGTGTAGGAAATAAATCAATAATCACTGTTCAAAGTCTTATACCAAGTTGCAATAGTGTAACGTTTTCCAGATGTTACTGGTTCAACTCCATGGATAATATATCTTCCTTGAAATAATATCATATCACCTTTTTTAGGTTGGATGAGTTCACCATCAACGTATGTTTGTCCACCTTCAAATTCATCATTCAAATACAGAATAGATGTCCAAGTATGATAATAGAAGTCTTGATGATGGGGTTGATGTATTGGTGCTTCCCATTCTACCAAATGACTATAGTTGATAAATGCTAATTTGTCATGCTCTTTTACAGCACTCGTATGCTTAGACATAATAAACCTAAGATAGTCTGCTGATGTTTGAGGTTCATCAACAAATGTCGATTCTGCTACCTTTTGAATATTCAAAGTCTTTCTGTTTGCAAACTGAGAACCATAAAGGGGGAAGTATGTTTTATGATATGAAATACACCAATCACAGAAGTCTGGAGGTAAAAAGTTCTCATAATAAAATACTTCTTTATTGGACATCAGTTATCACCACGTTGAAAGACATTGTTTTTCTAATTATATCAGATTGATGAGGAGTTACACCATGCATCATATGTGATGGGAACAATATTACATCACCTGCTTGTATTTTTGGATAGTATATGTTGGACTCCTTTATTCTAGTAATTATCTTCACCCAAGGTTTAGTAAACTGAGTGTGATTTGCATCAAAGAAATAAAACTTAGAGAAATCTGGTTCATCATTCAAGAAGATAACTGCTGCAATATCACAGTCATCATGCCAATGAACCTCTTGAAAACTACCCCGTTCATACATGTTAATCCAGGGATGTAGAATCTTAGCAGAGAATGTAACGCCAAGTTCTTCAGACAACATGCGTAGTGGATTGACCAAAATATCCTGATAGTCATTGATATTTAAGGCAGTCCTATTTACCTTGCAGAGATTACCCCAGGTAAAGTTCTTGTCTACTACATTGTCCTTTGGAATACGATCTAAAAGTTTATCAAACTCTGGCATCCTATAGTGAAAGTAAAAACCAGTATTAGAAATAACTTCTTTCATAACGAAAATCTAGATTCAATGTGTGTCTCTTATCAGCAGTTTGCGGATAAGTACCATGCCAAGTTTTTGCGGGAAATATTAAAATGTCTCCATCTTCAGGACCAAATAAGTTTAACTTATTTTCGTACCAATATACAAACGTCCCATGTTTTTGAGGTACTGGTTCAGGTTCTACATCCAGGTAAATTACTGTGCAGATGTCATCATTATCATTATGTCTGTGCATTGTATGATAAGCACCCTTTTCACCATAAACAGTCCAAGCAGATGCTAAGTGCAATTTAGTTCTATCTAAAATAAGAGAATCTGTAATAATATCCTTCACGGTTTCAATAACAGTATCAATCATTGGAGTTATTACAGGTTCCATTAAATGATGCTGCAATCCCCCAACAGTTGAAATGTCGAGCACTGTAGGGTCTAACGGTGGAAGTTTAGACTTTCCTACAGCAGCATCGACATCTAACTTAAATTGATTTGTTAGTTCAGGACTCAGTTTATAATGATAAAAATAATCTTGATGCATAATAATTAAGGTGCGTATTCTGTTGCTGTAATGACTATATTAGCACGCCATCCCCAGTTGGTGTTATCACCACTAGAATATCCGAAACGAATATTATTAACACCAGACGTTTCTTGCTTACACTCGAATCCGTAATAAACTTCACTGGTAGTGTTAGGAACGTCAATAACCCTCCATTGTCTAACACTCATGTCATTAGTATCATAACCATTACCAGGGCGATGACCACCACCAGCAACTCGCCATCTGCTGCCACTACTAGGACCACAAGAGGTAATATTTGTTCTGCTACCATCTCTAGTGGCACCAAGAATGAAGATTGTGTTGTTACCGCACTGCTCGTTTAGAGGAATCATGTAGTCAACTACGATAATACTATCAGCAGCAGTTGGAGTAATATATACTCGATAATCACTGTTAACCTCAATCATACTGGTTGAGTTGTGAGTATCAGTTGCAGTAGAAATCTTATACTTAAATTGTCTGATTACTCCACCACCACCGCCACTACCAGCGATTGCTGCCCAAGCAGAACCATCATTAACTTTAATTGCTCCATCATCGGTATCATATACCATTTTACCTTGAGCGTTTGCAGGTAAGTTTGCAGTAGTGAACAATGGTAACTGTACACCAGATGAAGCATCTAAAGTGGCACAACTAACTGTATTAGTTGCAGTCACTGCTCCTACATTTAACTGTCCCATCTTTAGTCCTTATTCGGTAACTTTTTACTATTTAGTTCCAGGTTCAACTCCACTGAGTCCACCTTCACCACCTTTTTCGTTAGAACCGCCGTGCATAGTGTTTTCATCATATGGATGAATACCAACAGTTATATTTTCTGTTTCTTGTGCTGGGTCAAAGGATTGTGTCTTTTGTTCTGGAAGAAGAATGTAATCAATACTTTCTTCAAACTCTTTAATTTTGGCAATAGTTGCCTGAATCTCTTCTAGAGTTGGCATTGGTCTGGGGTCATTCCACTCAAATAAACCATGTGATAATGACCATTTAGCGCCAGGTCTTAACAAGTTCACCGCAGCATCAAATGCAACAAATTCATACCTGTGTTTCATTGTTCTTCAATCTCCCATCGTTGTTCTGTTTCATTCCAATCCCAGTGAGTGTTACCTTCAGTTTCTGGTTTTGGTACTGGAGGTTGCCAGTCATAGTTTTCATCTAATGTCCAACTTGCGTATGGTTGGGGGTTAATGAAAACATCCCCTTCTGCATGATATCTATCTCCAATACAGGCAAATCTTCCTCTGATATTATGATTATATGAGGTTTTTTTCCACCTAGTATTTTCACCATGAAGTTTCTTCAAATGCAATTCTGCACGATACTCATCTACTTCACAGTATGCGTCCATTTCATAAATGTCATCAATTTTACTAACACGAAGGACGTAATTATCATCGTCTAATTGTGCATAGTGTGCCATGTTTATCCAGAAAACCTAAGACTTATGTACTTATTTATTGATTTAAGTGACACAGGAATCGAAAGCGTGATGTACCAAATAACCGTCCCTCCTAACAAAGTGCATAAAGATTTGATGATAATAAGTATTATGATCTCCCTTCAATGGTTCTCTCCAGTGTGGTAAATCCATGCCCCGATAGAGTACAGCGTCACCTGGTTTTGTTACCATTTCATGAACCTCACCATTTTCCAGTTCAAAGTATATTGGCCAATCATAATCAGCGTTTGTACTGATATGCATAGAGACGCTAATCTCACATGATTCTCTATCAGTATGCCGAGACAAATCCTGACCCTTAAAGTAAAACCTATCGTAGTAATACGTTGGATACAACTTTTCGTGTATCACCTTCTCTACAACATCCTTCACATGATAGTAAATATCCCTAAACTTAGGATGATTATACCGAGCGAGACTACCTACAACTTGTAGTTCTTCGCTGTAAGATGTCATCTTACCAGTGTGTCTATCATACCCAAACTTACCTCTTTCCATTGGTGGAAATTCAAGAACACCACCAAACTGAAATAAATTTTTTAACTGAACTAAACTCCATTCACCTTTAGTAATCTTCATCACTTCCACCTCGGACCAATAATCCAACCAACAAGACTTCTTCGAGTTCCAGAATGTATTTTTCTAACTCGATGTCTTGTTCTACTATCAAAAACAATTATAGTTCCCCTCATTTTAGGGGCAATATACATATGCCCAGACTCGTTTAGTAACTGGAACTCTCCACCTTCATATTCGGATGGGTCTGAAAGTTGAAGGACTACCGATAACTTTCTACATTTTTCTTGCTCTAGTGCTTCGATACCAGCATCTTGATGCCAATTATAGTATTGACCAGGTTCATAGATAGTATATTGCATGTCACCACCGTCAAATCCTTCAATATCATATTGAAAGTTTGCTCTGTTTGCCATCAAAACATATGACATACACAGTCCAGCAATCCAGTGATTCTCTTTGAACCAAGATGTTTTACTGTCTCGAATCTTTAGATTCACACCAGCGCGAACTACAGCAGTCGATGCAGCATTTTCAAACGTCTCTGCTTCTCTTGCAATGATGTCAACAATCTCTGTTGGGATGTTGGTTTCAAACCACGTTGTTTGATATGTCATGCTATAAAGTCGTGCTATAATTATGTAGTTGATATGGAAGATGTCTTGAGAAATCTAGGTATTAGTAGAGTTCACAATTCTGCAGTTACTTTACTACAAAACGGTCAAATTGTCTACCATTTGGAAAACGAGAGGTTATCTGGTAGAAAGTATGATGCATTTCCATTTCAATGTCTAACACAGTTAGATACTAAGGATTTGGATAATATTTGTATTGCTGGGGTTGGTAAAACAACTCCAGTGGATTGTTTTGTTGATGATGATGCATACAGTCTATATGTAAAGACGAAAGAAAACAAGTATGACACGAAAGTACATGACCTTTCGTTATCTCATCATGAACTACATGCAGCACATGCCTTTTACAATTCTGGATTTGATGAGGCAATCTGCATTGTAAAAGATGGCATGGGTTCTGATGTTCCATTGAACGGTGATATGTTTCAACCAGGAACATATGGAAGAGAATTAACTACAACATTTACAGCATCATATCCTGCTAAGTTTGATGTTGTGGACAAACACGTTGCTGTACCCTTTGAGGCAAATCACAGGTTTGGTGATGTACTTATTTCCAACAATCTTGGTGAGGGTATGGCATTTCAAAAGACATCTATGGCATTTGGTTTTCATGAACTAGATGCAGGAAAAGTAATGGGAATATCATCTTATGGAGAAGAACTGCCAATCTCAATCTATCGAGATGGATTGATTGACAATGGATTGTTCTACATTGGTCGTGACTTACATGATACTGGCGTTAATTATATTTTTGAAGATTTCCAAACTAAAGCAGATTTTGCCTTCACTTTGCAGAAACAAACTCAGGAGTATGTTGGGCAGTACATTATCAGTATGATTGAAAAAACTGGATGCAAAAATGTATGTTTATCTGGAGGATTCTTCCTTAATTGTGTAGCAAACTACTATTATCTGAGCATTCTTCCTGAAGATGTAAATCTGTATATTGAACCAGTATCGAGTGATGCTGGCACATCAATTGGTGCAGCAAAATATATTTGGTACAAAAAGACTGGAGATACAACTAAGAGACCACTGACAAGTTTATATCTTGGACCAGAACGATATGTCTGTCCAAAGGGTAAGTATGTAACTGACGAAGATGTTGCTGACCTGTTAATTGACGGTAAGATTGTTGCTATCTACCAGGGAAGGTCAGAGGCAGGACCAAGGGCACTTGGCAATCGTTCTATTCTCTTTGACCCTAGAAATGCACAGGCAAAAGATATTATTAATCGTATCAAAAAGAGAGAATCATTCAGACCTTTTGCAGGCACTGTATTAGCAGAACATGCAGATGAATACTTTGATATGCGAGGACTAAAAGAGAGTCCTTTCATGATGTATGCAGTGGAAGTATTGTCAGATGAAATACCTGGCATTACACACGTTGATTATAGTTGTAGGATTCAAACTGTCACTAAAGAACAGAATCCCCACTATTACAATTTAATCAAATGTTTCCATGAAAAAACAGGAGTTCCTATTTTGTTCAATACATCCTTCAACCTTGCGGGCGAATGTATTGTAGAAACTCCTGAAGATGCTATCAGAACATTAGAAAATTCTGATATTGATTATGTGTATTTTGCTGAGTTTAAGGTGTTAAGTAACGGATAATAACAACACCCGATCCGCCAGCACCAGATGCACCAGAGGGCCAGGGGTTTCCTGCCCCACCTCCACCTCCACCGCCGAGGTTGGTGGCGCCGTTTTCTCCTCTACCGTTACCACCACGGTTTGGTGCTTCACCACCATGTCCGCCACCACCAGAACCGCCGTTGCCACCTCTACAAGAACCAGGGTGACCACCGCCGCCACCGCCGCCGCCAGCGTAGGTTACAGAAGAACCAGAGAGGGAACTAGCGCGACCATTACCCCCAGGCGCTTGACGACCATTACCACCAGTCGCTCCATTCCCAGACGCTCCACCACCACCAGAACCTGAATAACATGCCTGATTGGGGTTAGGACCACCAGAATTTCCATGTCCGTTAGAACCAGAAAGACCAGGTGCTCCAGGTTGAGTAGCGGATCCACCAGAACCAGGGCTGCCGCCACCACCTCCAGCACCACCACCAGAACCTCCAGGACCACCAGGACGGTTACCAGGACCAGACGCACCGTATCCGCCGCCGTATGCTACCAAACCATCAAATGTAGAGGGTGAACCATTTCCTCCAGGTTGTTGACTGCCTGGCGATGCTGCTGCTCTTCCTCCACCACCAACACTAATGGGATAAGTACCATCTTGTAAGGTTCTTCCTGTTACTTGAACCCATCCGCCTGCTCCACCACCAGAACCTCCATCAGTTCCACCAGAATCGGGACCAGCATTTCTACTACCACCGCCAGCACCACCGCCGACTAGGAGAACATCAACATCTACAGGACCACCAGAAACAGTCATACTACCATCACCAGTGAATCTGAGAATATTATATCCGCCAGAACTTGATGGAGTAACAGAACCAGTAGTAGTAACTTCTAATGGAATACCACCAGCATCTGCCCAAGCAGAACCTATCCAAATTTGAATAACTTCTTCTTGAGTATTGTAGATAACCTGACCAAGACCTACTCCAGTTAAAGCATCTCTCTGTGCAGTTGTATAGTTTGGAAGAACAAATCTACTGCTAATAGTTGCATCATCAATTGTAGTATCACCAGTAAGATTAGCATTACCATCATATGTCAAGTTACCAGCACTATCAAAGGTTACTTCAGGACCAGACGCGCCGACCTGCAAACCTTTAATTTTATCAACTTTAATTTCAGACATTTTCTACTAATGACCTTTTGATTATTTATAGTTATTTGACCCAGAGGAATCCGTTAGATGCACCTAAAGTGTCTTCACGGAAACCGCAGTTGCCACCAGACTCAGGATGTCTACCCCAAGCAAAATATGTACCACCAGAAGTATGGTGGTCACCAAAACCTCTAGTACCAGTGTTAGGGTTTCTATCATCTAAAGTTCCTTCATAAGTTAATGAAACTCTAGTTCTAGCGTTTTGATTACTAGCACTAGCAAGTAAGTCAACGGTTGCACTGCTGTCAATAAATACATTCTTATTAAATCCAGTTGCTTCCATCCAATAACGTGTAGGACCTGTATATGTTGAACCTTGAACAAGTGCATTGATCCAAGTATCTGCAAACTTTTCAGTGCTAGTAGCACTTATATTAGGTCCATTACTGCCAGTAATACGAACAGCACTATTCGTCATATGGTCTTGGCAAGTTGCTGTTCTAACACTAGCACATAAAACCCAACCTCCACCATTTCTATCATTATCTACATATACATTATATGCAGTTTCACCTGCTGGTTGAATCCAATAGTTCCCAGTAGGTAATCCTGCATCATTGATTGCATTGCCATCTGTTGCTGGATTTGCTTGAGTCCCAAGGTTAGTTGCTCCAGCAGGAACACGAAATACATTAAACCAAGCAGTTCCATCATACACTTCCACATATCGAGTTTCAGTGTTAGTCCTTATCATTCCTGCTTGAGGGGATGCTGGTCTTTGAGCAGTTGTCCCTTGAGGAAAAGTAAAGGCACTCATTCTGTTCCTAGTTAAAGAACCAGATACGACAATATTTTCGCCACTCTCCATAATAATATGTCGATTGGTTGCTACCGAACCTTCTATTTCTCCAACTCTAATAATACTCATTTTTTCTGAGAGTTTCTTTTATTTATTTCACCCAAAGATAACCATCAGATGCACCTAAAGAGTCTTCTCTAAATCCGCAGTTACCACCCGACTCGGGATGCCTACCCCAAGCAAAATATGTACCACCAGAAGTATGGTGGTCACCAAAACCTCTAGTACCAGTATTGGGGTTTCTATCAGAGATACCACCCTGATAACTTAATGTAACTCTAGTTCTCTCGTTTTGGTCGCTAGCACTATCGTTTAGGTTGACAGATGCATTACTGTCAACAAACATATCTTTGTTAAAATCAATTGCCTCTAACCAATAACGTGTAGAACCTGTATATGTCGAAGCATTTACAAGTGCTTGAATCCAAGTATCTTCCATTTTATAAGTAGCATCCTGTGATAGTCTCGGTCCAATGCTGTTAGCAACACGAACAGAACTTCTTGTCATATGGTCTTGACAAGATGATGTTCTAACTGTAGCACAAAGAATCCAACCTCCACCATTTCTATCATTATCTACAAACATCCGATACATTGATGCTCCTGGTGGATGAATATACCAGAGACCCGTTGGCAATCCTGCATTTTGAATTTCCTGACCGTTTTGTGCTGGGTTGCTAGCACTACCAACACCCTCATATACTCCACTTGCATCGGTAATCTGTGCCCAATCAGAACCATCCCAATATTCTAAAAGTGCATCAGTTGTATTGAATCGCATATAACCTACTGCGGGAGAACCAGGTCTTTGTGCTGTTGTTCCCGTTGGTAATTGATACGCTCCAGTATTACTATGTTGATGAATATCTCCTTGAACAGACAAACCATGTCCAACAGGAACAGTTATTTGTCCCAATGTAGTTGGAAGTCCACCCAAGTGTGATACGATTAACTTACTCATCTCAGTAGATAGTTTTTTCTATTTATTTGACCCAGAGGAATCCGTTAGATGCACCTAAAGAGTCTTCTCTAAATCCGCAGTTACCACCACTTTCAGGATGCCTTCCCCAAGCAAAATAAGTGCCACTTGAAGTGTGATGGTCTCCAAATCCTCTAGTACCAGTATTAGGACCTCGATCGGATAAACTACCTTCATAACTATTTGATATTCTGGTCCTAGCATTTTGGTCCTGGGCACTATCGTTTAGGTTGACAGATGCCCCCGAATCAATAAATACGCTCTTATTAAATCCAGTTGCTTCCATCCAATATCTAGTAGACCCAACATAACCAGAGCTAGCAACAAGACGGTTAATCCAAGTGTCTGCCATTTTAGTTGTACTGGTATCGCCAGTTCTAGGTCCAGTAGTTCCACTAATACGAACAGCATTTCTTGTCATATGGTCTTGACAGGTTGATGTTCTAACTGTAGCGCATAAAACCCAACCTCCACCATTTCTAGTATTGTCCACATACATTTCGTATGCTGTTGCTTCACCTTCAGGTTGAATCCAATAGTTTCCACTACCTAATCCAGCAGCATAAATTTGAGTACCATTTAATGCTGGATTTTCTTGACTGCCTATTTGTGCAACATTACCACCTGTTCCAATGCTTGAACCAAAACTACCGTCACTATAAATTCTTGGTTCATTCAAAGTTGTATCATAAAAAAGTTGATAGTCAACAATTCTATCGGCATTATGCATTGCATCCCACTCTGCTGTTGTGCCATATGGCAATAAAAGATGACTAGTTGCTGTAGATGGGTGTGAAATATGACTCCCTTCTCTAAAATCCAAAACAGTATTGGATGGGATAGTTACGTTATAACTATTTGCTACTAATCCTTGAATTTGAGCAACATTCAGTTTCATTTAGACAACACTCCATGCGCCACCCGATTCAACAGTAACAGTATAACCATTTGCAATAGTGATGGGACCAGCACTCATACCGTTTGCAAACTCTGAACCAGCAGTAGGTCCAACAGTAAGATTCTCGGAAATAGTTGTAGGATTTGTTCTAATAATGCTATCAGCACCAATAGAAGGACCACCACCAGAAATAGAACCCCAACCAGGATTTCCAGTTCCGTCATCTGCCTTGTAAATTTCAGCGTTATCGTTATCGCTGTTGAATCTAATTGTACCTACAGAGGGACTGCTAGGACGTTGTGCAGTTGTTCCTGTTGGTATTCTCAACACACTTTCACCATCTAAGAATGAAAGTGTGTCAACAATTGCTTGTGTGGCAGTGTTAATCTGATTACCACTAATTTTTGTGAGTGCCATATTACTACTGTGTCCTCCTTAGTATTTAGATAGGCAGTTCTAAAATATGAATGGTATCACTAGATAATGGAGCATCACCACCATTAAACACAATATTTGCACCGTTAACATCGACAGTGTAATTAGTTCCAGGAATCTGTGCTACACCATTCAAGAATACAAGGACGGAATCATCAACGTGCTGAATACCACCCGCATATGTTGTGATTGCAAATGTCAGAGTATTTCCATCACCAGTATATGTCCTAGTGATATAAGAAGATGCACTGATTCCACCACGACCAGTAACAACTAAGTCTCCATCAACTCTTACAGAACCATCTACGTTAACCCTGTAAGAATTATTAGGAGCAGTGCCAATACCGATAATTGTGCTGTTGTTGTAAGAACTAATATTGATGTCACCAGTATCCGTGAGACCAAACTCTTTCCACGCTCCATTGTAATATATCCAACCAAGCGACTTGCCAGGTGTCCAGTTGATATTGTAAACAAGATCACCATCAGCGGGCGTAGTGTATCCCGTGATATTAGCAAAAGAGGGTTGTCCGTTTGCATCTTCAGGTGCCAGTAAGGTTTGCTTAATTACCGTGCCATCCTGATTGTAATAGGAAATTTTCCTTGCTTGCAGGTTGTTAGTGAAGGTAGTGAGTCCTTGGAAGGTAACAGGACCAGCGAAGATAGATTCTAACTGGTTAGATGCACCACCGATAACCGTGAGTTTGTCGGTAAGAACCAACTCAGAGAATGTCTCAATCGTTGTATTCTCTTCACCAACAACATTCAGTTGTGCAATATCTTCGTTTGTAATTTGACCAGTAACAGGGTTAATAACCTGGTTACCAATAAACAGGTCGCCGTTAGAGTTAAGACCAGAGTAGAAGGCAACACCCGCTTCTTCTTTAATAGACTGAGAGAACTTAATCTGGTCAGCAGATAAGGTCTCTACCTGTGTCTGAGGGAACGCTGTTGAATAGTTACCAGGACCAAAACCAAGGTATTCAAACGTATGGTTACCAGAACGAAGAATAGAGTGTCTACGTAATTCAACCGCAATGGGTGCAACAGTGCCATCATTGTTTTCGCGGATGTTAATCTTACGAGTTTCTTCATCACCAGAACGTGCAGTTAACTCAACACTAGAAAGGCGATTATTAACAGAGTCATAGTTAGGTGTTGTACCTGGTTGTGTCCAACCAGTATCACTCAAAAGGAATTGTGCTGCTTCCTTAGTAATAGAAAGTTGAGGGTCTTTATTGGGTGTAGGAGTTGCACCATCGGTAGCATATACTAGACCGATAGTTTCGTTGTCAGCGACGGATACAGCAGCATCAGGGTCAGCAAGAGGGTTGTCTCTGTCAAACGTAGGATAGACTTCGTTGACGTTTTGACTGAACTTCCTGTTGTTGAAGTTAGAAGTCGAAGGTGCAATAGATGCACAAAGGAGGGTAAGGTAGTAAATTCCATCTGTAACGCCTCTCTCAAATTCTTGAACAGTTTCGATGTCGTAGATGTAAAAAGTCTTCGACAAGTTGTAACTAGTAGTGTCACTATTCAGAGGTTGCATTACATAACCGCTGATAGGATCACGAGGCAGAGGATTAGTCTTATCTTTATCAATTACATAGCGGACACGATAAGTTCTGTCTGCTAAGTCACGACTATCAGGAATCCTCTTAAGGAAAGTTGTAGGAGTAAAGTTAACCGTATTGTATTGTGTATTTGTAGAAAGTGTTGTATAAATTTCATTGTTAGTGGAACTAACATTCAGATACCAACCGCCGACTTGGTTTGCAACACCACCAATAGTGTATGTGTTACTATCATATTGAATAGGAGAACCATTTACACCAGCAGACAAACCAGAAACACTAGGACCATAAGGAGAAATAGATGCAGACTGAACTGTTGCTTCAGTAGCACCATTTGCTACCAGAAGACAGTTAATTTTATCTGCTACAGCATTAACACCTGTACCGTCTTGACGTGCTCCAACTGTGTAACCCTGAACTCTAGTTGTTGGTGGAGATGCTTCGGTTACATATCCATAAAGGTACAATCTTGTTCCAGGAGTGCCACCTTGTCCAGCAAGTGCAGCGTTGACAACTTTAGTTCTTTGGATGTCAATATTCACCCAGTTAACAGAAGTCTCTTCACCAAAAATAACATTGCCATTAACAGTTGATGTGTTTGTTGCAGTTAATGTAATGACTCTAGTATTGGTGTTGATAGAACCAACTGTAGCACCAGTTCCAATGCCAGTACCAGTAACAGTCATTCCTTGGATAATACCATTTACAGAACCATCATTTGCAAGTGTGATAGTAGATGTAGAATTGGTGCCCGTCGCAGTTGTCGAAATGACGTTAAGTGCTTTAGGTGGAATAATGTGTGTAATTTCGCCTGCTTTATCCTTCGAGAATGCCTTTGCCTTAAATCCAGCGGAGCGAAGTGCAGTATTACCGAAGTTGGAGTTAGAGTTAGTAATCGACATGTCACCACCACTCTCAGCGGTGAAGTGTGTGCCGTAACCAACAGCGAACACCGAAACTGCCTGAATGAAAGCATCATTGGAACACTTAATGTGCTCGTGTGCCCAACCTTTACGATACTCAGCAAAACCGTCTAAGTGAGCACCATCACCAGCAGTTGCTACATCATAGCTACCAGTAGAAGCATTATATCTTACAAACGCTCTATCGTCTTTCTGCAGAGACAGACCAGTAAACTGTGCAACAACCATCGATTTGAAACCTGTTGCTTTACTGCCATCTGCGTGCATACCATTCATGCCCCAGACACTTCTCAGGGACAAGTTAAACGCATAAGGAGACGCAGAGTCAACAGTATCAATCTCAGTCTTTACACTGATGTTGGACCCAACGGCATTTCCTGTTGGTTCTCCTTGCATTTGGTAAGTAAAAACGTTACCAGATGCGGACGTGACTGTGAAAGATCCGTTATAAAGTCCTGCATCAACTTCGGACTGCGGTCCAGTTGATCCAGTAACACCTGAAATGTTAATGTTAACGCCAACGGAAAATCCGTGCTCCCTGGGGTTATCAAACTCATCAACAGTAACTGCCGTTGCTGTCTGACCATTTCTTGTAATCTGAAGGATTCTATATTCATCAGAAATAGGACCAACGATTCTGTTTTCTTCTACCCTTGCTTGAATCTGGTCAGTTGCTGGGTCACCAGATGTATCAGGAATTGTAGCAAATGCCTTAGAAATCTTTTGATAGTAAATCTCAAGGTCCGTTCTTTCCAGGATGTTAGGAACAGCAGAGTAATCTGCATTAGGAACAGTTCCACCTGTAATCAAAGTAGACAGACTATTCAAACCATCTGCAAACTCAAAACAAGTTAATCTATGGTGAGAATATTTGGGTGCAAGGGTTTCAACACTATCGGGTTTGAAATATACACCCTCTTCAGCGCCATCAAAGAAAGAGAATTGCCAAAAGTAAGTACCACCAGTTACCTTAAAGATAGCACTACGAGGGGGTACTTGGTCCTCTGTATTAATACCTTTAGCAGCGTATGTTGTAGGATAAGGAACATACTTAGGAATAATTTTTGTACGACGAAGGTCAGTACCAACGAGAGAACAACCTCTGGGTACGATTACACCACCTTCAATCGAATTGTACTTATACAGTACATTATTGGGGGAAGTAATGTCTAAGTTAGAGTTCTCATCAATAGGAGCAACGTTTGTATAGAGGACATCTCCAGGACGATTGTCAATGACATATTCTGCTGGATACAGCATAATCGAGAAGGCATCGAATTCGTCGTTCGACAGACCTACTCGATACGAAAATCTAGCAACTTCAAGAAATGCACGCTGAATAGTCTTGAACGGACGCAATGCTGAGTTACCCCTATTATCAATAGCATCAGATGCATCGAAGTCGTCAGGGTTGACGTAGATAATACGTCCCGTTCTGGACGTAATAATATTCTTAAGTCTAGTAAGGGACATTTCCTACGCTGCTTTTTAAGTTATTTATGAGAGTGAATTAGACAGGAGCATTAGTTCCCTCATACATTGTACGAGTTGGGAAACCAGTAGAAATATCTTCAAATCCAATTAGAGTGAAGACATTATTAGCAGTTGCACTATTGACGATTAATCTTTGTCCTGGTCCAATAACAAGAGAAGTAATTCTATCAACGTTGTTGTTTGTGTTAGACTTGCCTTCTGTAAGATAGTGCTGTGCTTCAACCGCGTCAGTTGCAACCTGAACGCTACTTACTGTAACAGTGGACCTATCTGCGGTTGTGAGAAGTGGACAATCTTGGAAAGTGTTTGTTCCAGCAAAATCTGCTGAATTGATACCTTTAACAATCTCCAGGGCAGTTCCAGAATAAGAACGAACGATACCGTAAGGACCAGCAGTTTGTGCTGTAACTGTATATGTAACAGAGTTTAATGTGAAACCATCAGTAGAATTTACCCAAGTTCCCTCAACGTCATAAACATAGAAAGAAGTAAATGTTGGGGAAGAAGTTGTATCAATGTAATCACCACTACTACCATAAGTATTATTGGTTGCAGTACCTAGGTCTCCATTGTACCAATACAAGATTGCTGGTGTTGCATCGGATTGTGAGAAATCATATTCAACATATGCATTGGCACTTCCTGCAGTACCACTAACTGTTTTATTAGTTGTAAACTCAGTATTAGCGTCACCTGCATCAGATGGATCTGAAGGTGCCAATCCATCAGAACCCCATTCACCATTAAATCCAGAAGAAAGTTGGAATAAATGACCTGTCATGGAAGAATCTGATACATCAAAGCGATATAAACGCTCATTAAACAGATTTAGATAATTACCAGCAGAGGTGAGGTGAAGGTCATAGGTTCCACTAATAGTTGTAGTAGAGAAAACGAATTTGTTTTCGGCAGTTCCTACACCACCAGTAGAAACAGTGCCAGTTGCTCCACCAGATAATGTAGCAGCGTCACCATCGGTAAATTCTGTTCCGCTACCGTTGATTGTAGATGGACCGATATAAAGTACTGTACCGTTTACTCCATAAATTGTTGCTGTACTATCATTGGGAGAAACTCCCTTAGAAACTGTTTCTCCAACTGCAAGAGTGCCAGTTACGCTCTCAAGCGTAAGAGTTCTGATAGCAACACTCTTAACAAAAACGTCTGTTTGTGCTGGTTTAATGTGAGACTCAAAACGGAAAGACTTTTCTCCATCAGTACTAGTAACTTTCAATCCACCACTAAGACCAGAATTAGCGGGTTCAAATGGAGTATTTACAGTGACTTGATACCCAGTAACAATATCTCCAGGATGCAACAGATATGTCGATGCATTTAATACAAGTTTTTGATCATAATCTTTGATTGCAACGTCATACGCTGAACCAGTTCCGTCGTTAGCAATCGTTAAGACGGCACTGACAGATTCATCTATTTTAGCACTATACAATACAGTATCTGTTGCTGCAGATGGTTTTAATTGTGCAAGAATACCTTGGTTTGCCATGGTTAATTAGAATCCAGCGTAGAAGAATTGTTGTTGTCTTGTTCGACCAGTTAGGTTAGCAGCACTAATACCTGCACCAAAACTAACATCATCGAAAGTAACGTTTTCCGTAGAAAGCAGAGTTGCGTCTGCGTCGGGGAATCGAATAGTGCGTGCTTCTGTGATGTTATCTACTTGAATGTTAATAACACCTTGGGAAGTAGTATCTGCAGAACGGAGTGTTGGGTTAACTAATGTTTTGCCACTCAGAGTTTGAGTTGCTCTTTCAGTCACTAAAGTATGATTACCAACATTATTTAGAATATTTGTTGGTGGGAACTGGAATGTTTGAGTTGTTAACGTGTTTGAATTTGCAACACTAAATACTGCCTTTTTAGTATTATCAGTTGGGTCTTGTAGAATCAAAGACTCAATAGATTTATTTTGAAGAGTTTGTGTTGCATCAGTACCAACCAGTTCAATATTTTGGTCGGGAACAGTAATTGTTCTGTTTGCTGTTAAAGAACTAGTGTTAATTTGTGCCCATTCTGTTGCATCTTCAGCGTCAGCAGCAAACTTAACATCAACAAATGTTTTATTCAGAGAAGTTTGTTCTGCTTTAGTATCAAGTAGTGTAGAAGCGGTAGCAGTAGGTTCTGCTGTTGTAGTTACTGTTCCACCATCAGGCAGGAAATACGAACGTCTTGTATCAGAGGTTTGCACCCAGTTAATTTGGAAGATTGCTTCTTCTGTACCATCAGTAATAACAAAATTATCTTCGTCAATGAGAATTGTTTTATTTCTCAGTGTTTGTTGAGTATCATCACCAACAAGAACTGTACCATTTCCAGCAGTAATAGCAGGTAATGTCATAATTCTGGTATTTGTACCAGTACCAACATTACTTACTTCAAATCGCGCTTTAGGTCCTTGAGCATCTTCAAGAATAAATTGATTGTCAGACATCAAGAACTGTCCTGTAACTTTTACAGAACCAGTGCCTTTTGGTGCAAAAACAATATCCGCATTATCTGCAGAATCATCGACAGCAGTAACATAAAGAGATGCACTTGTTGCTGTATTGACAATTCTAGATAAGTAAAGACCGCCTTCACCAAATGCAATACCAATTTGATTATATGCATTTTGATATAAACCAGAATCTCGGTCTAAGTCAAAGGATAAACCAGGAGCAGTTTTAGTCCCCTGTGCAACTCCACGAAAGAGTTGATTGACTTTTGCTTTTCGGTTAGGAATCAAAGGGTCAGATACGACAATGGGGAGAATTGCTTCTCCCGATATATTCGCATCTGAAATTGTTTCCAGTTGAGAAATTTTTCTGGTTCCCACGAATAATCACACGATTTGCTACAAGTTTATTTATACGGGTACAATTCGTTGTATCTTAGGAATCGTTTTGCATTGGGTTGTACATCAAGAGATGCACATACTGCTAGATATGACTCCCATTCACTCTGCAGTTGCGAGGGAATCTGCACATTCAAGGAGGTCACATTCTCTATGTCCGAGCATGAGGGATTTGAGTTCGACTGCTTTGTCATATTCTTTTTTATGATAGTTGATTACATCATCGACACAAGATAGAATCTCTTCATACGCTCGTCGTGCTGATACTTTATCATCTTGGAGATACTCGTCAATAGAATCTTGGAGACGATTTTTGCGTTGGATTTCATACTCTTTCTCCCAGTCATGTTGAATGTCAGGTCGTCCCTCAATAGGAGGTTTTGCAGTCCAATAGTCAGTAATAGCGTCAGACATTTTTTTCCTCCTTAGCGGTTTTGTAGTACAACTTGTAGTATCTAGTCTTTATCTCATCTATTATAGCATTATCTTCGTCAAATGCCATATACTTTGTTAGTTGGTAACATCCTTCTAACTCAGAGATTAAACGAAGAAGATTGATGGACGTTGGTTTTAGTCCACCATGTTGAAACTCACTCCTTGGGCGCATTGGGTTTAATTGCTCGATTCTCAACTACAGTTTTATGAAGTTGCTTGAGTGCGGCAACAGTTTCGGGAGTTTCTTCCCAATTCCAAGTATTGCCGTTTTTGTCGATAAATTCACGCTTAGTCATGTCATTCAAAAATAGGTTGGGATTTAAAGTAGTTTTGTCTCATGCGTTCAAGAAGTTTAGGGTCATTACCATAATAACCCATATTCATGTAAACACAATCGATATATCGCAAATCTTCACGGTCTGCATCTAGTGTAAAAGAATCACAATAGTACAAAATCTCTTGAGGGACTTGCACTTGTTTGTAATCATGCTCAATATAATACGGGACAGTCATTTCAAATAATATGCTTTGTAGTCACAGTTGTAACGGTCAATGTATTTTTGAGCATGTTGCTCACACTGAAACCAACAGATTTTATTTTCTGTTTTGTCCTCTAGTCTGATAGGAAACGTTTCGGAATGAGGAAACAGTTCAACCTTCCCAGATGCGGTCATCTTTAGTAGGGAATCCTCCTTCTTTGAGCGGCGGGAGCTCCCAGAAGGTTTCTTCGTTTGTTGCTTGGATGTAGTTGGAGTCTTCTTGCTCCGTGATGTCGTCGCCTTCCCAGAAGTCTTCGTAGTCTTTTTCGGTTGCTTCGGAGATTCCGCTAGTTTCTTGAGATTTTCCTCCAAACTTTTCTGCGTTTTTACCGACGTACTCTTCCTGGGACTTTTCGAGACCGAGGCGGTAGTTGAAGAAGTCGATGAAGTCTTCTTTCGTCCAGTCGTTGAGGATGCTTTCTTGCGGGTCGTTTTCGTCCCATTCGATGATGAACGAACCGTCGCCGTTGTCTTTGACATTAATCATGGTCTGTTCAGAACTTCAGTCATTATACCATCTTTGAACAGCAGTTGGCAAGTAGGATACGCTGCATATTTACAATCCCACACCGATGGATAAACTTTAATGGTTTTAGTGAGGTAGTATGGTCGAACTTTACCATGATTACCATTAGGAACAGGTTCAAAAGTATTCCAAGGAGCAGTCATCTCCTCTTCAGGAATATTTACAAAATCTTGTGTACCGCTATAGTCAATTTCAAACAATCTTCCTGCTGGGTCTAACCAGAATTCAATCATCAGGCACTCAATATCCTTTGTCTGGAGTTGTCTATTCCAGAAACCAGGACCTAAATCGTAACTACATCTGATAGTATCAAACATTCCCATAGCAGTACCTTTTGGAAATAACTCCCCCGCCAGGATTCGAACCTGGGACCAATCGATTAACAGTCGATGGCTCTACCGCTGAGCTACAGAGGATTAAAGGAGGGCGCTCTTTCTATACAGAGTCTTTTGTACTCCCTCCATGGAGAATAGCGGACTCGAACCGCTGACATCCTGCTTGCAAAGCAGGCGCTCTACCAACTGAGCTAATTCCCCAAGGAGCCCCAGACCCGACTTGAACGGGTGACCTACGGTTTACAAAACCGTTGCTCTATCCAGCTGAGCTACTAGGGCAAAAGAGAGTCAAAGACTCTCAGGGAAGGGGTTCCCGACCAGGGCAAGTTTATAGTCATTCCGAGACTATGTATAGGACGAGAGAGACTTGAACTCTCACGGGCTATTGCCCAACAGATTTTAAGTCTGGTGCGTCTACCGATTCCGCCACCGTCCCATAAGTGGGAGGATGAAAAGCACAATACTCATTGAAGGTGATTTTCATTTCCTTGTTAGTAAGATTAGCATGGTTTGCTGCTTTTGGCAAGTTCCACTTGGCACAGAACAGCATTTCCATTGATTTACGAGTTTCAGGACGCATTTTCTTCGATAAAAGATTTACGAAATTCTTCTACTTGGTCTTGGATTTCTTCAGACACAGGAGGAATTTCATTTACAGGAACCATCATCACAGACTTACCATCTGGACGAGTAATCTTCCAACAAACTCTTTGCTTGTCAGTCAAATCTAAAATAAAATCAAAATGGTCTTCTGCTTGTCGAAGCGTAATTCCAATCGGTCCAATCATTTTACAGCAAAACAATAAGTGATAAGGTCAGGGTCAACAACTTGTTGAATTTGGTCAATGGTTTCAGAGAAACCTTCAGAACCTTCTTGGTCCCACTTCCACTGCACATCTCTTTCGTAACCTTCGTCATCAACGATAGTCACTTTCCGCTTAGAAAAGTTGATAAAAACATGTTGTAGAGTTGTCTCGGACATGTGCCACTCGTTGATTACCCCCATAGTATAGCAGGGTTTGGGGGACGTGTCAAGGATTAGTTAAGGAAAATAGATGTGCCTGTAACAGTTACAACTCCACCTGCTTTAAGTGTCAATGCAGCTCCAGCAGCAAGTGTGGCAGCAGCAGACGCATTCATATTGATAAGACCAGCAGCAACATTGACGTTAAATGCACCAGTAGTGACATTACAGTTATATCCTGTCGCTCCACATGTCATTGAAATAGGACCTACAGGATTGACTACAGTATATCTAGGAATAGCGTCAGTGCTAAGTCCAGGTGTCATGATAGTTTCACAAGAACCTCCGACCAATCTAGTAATGCCAGTTGTAAGTACAGGCAAGACTGAAGGAACATTAATAAACTCATACAAGTGAGGTGTGCTAAGTTCAATAGAGTTACTACCAGCAATCATAACTTCTGCACCAGAATAAGACTGGTTTGATGAAGAATTTTCAAATACACTACCAGTAATTTTATTGGATATAGATGCAAGATTACATTCAGCACCTTGGAATTCTAATTTTGCACCTACAGTGTTGATGTCAAGGTCAGAACCAAATCTCATAGTGTGCTTCTGAACTTTTGTGCTAACTGCTTCTCCTTGCTTATTGACAATTTTAGGAGAACCTTCAGCGCCAAAGAAGAATCCACCACCAACTTCAATATGACAGTCACCAGTAATTTTAAGTCTAAAATCACCTTCAATAGTTCTATCAAAGTCACCTTGAATATCACAACAGTCATCACCAGCAACACTCTTAGTCTTGTTACCAGCATAAGATGAGTGGTCAGCAACTAACGAACCTGTGTCACCTTGACCACCAGTTGCCGCTTTAACAGCAGCAGCGGTTTTCTTTTGAATTTCTTCTTCAGAAGCATTTGGATATTGCTCTCTAACTTTTTCTGCTGCTTTATGCTGTTGGTATTCTGCGTTATTGTGTCTTATACTTGTATGAGTAGTTCCACTTGCACTTTTTTTAACTGTTGTCTGACGACCAGGAGTTCCAACGAACATTTCATAGGAACCATCCAAAAATGTTTTTGCTGCAGTAAGATGGGGTTTTGCTTCTTTTAAAACAGAATCAATAAAACTTCCGCCATCTCCACCACCGCAAGCTCCTCTAGCATTTCCTCTAATTTTATTGATAGCATCAAGTTCTGCATCAGTACAATGAGTAACACCAAACAGGGGGAACCAACCAACAGTATCAACACCACCTTCAGCTTCTCTGTTACAGTTACTTCCAGCAAACTTGATAAACAGTGCAATCAAACCAGTAATACTATTGATTCCTTTTTTAATCAAGTCAGTAGTATCTTCAAAAATCTGACTTCCTTTTTTCCATGCTTCGATGATTTCTTGTGCTTGCTGAACTCCCTTTACAATAGTAGAAACCGTATCGACAATAGCAAGAACTTGGTCAAGAATGTTTTGAACTTGGCAGATAACTCTATCAATTACTTCCTGAATACCAGAAAGAACAAACTGTGCCTTACTAATAGCACCCTCAAGGAAAGATTCTAAAATACCAGTGATAGCTCCAATGGGGTCAGAGATAAAACTAATAATCTGAGCATCAATATTACATAACTGACTGAGAATTGTAGTAACCGCTGACTGAATTGCTGTAAAAATTACAAATGGGGTTCCAGTAGCACCACCTAACAAATTAACAAGTTCTAACTGTTCTGTTAAGTTTGCAAATGATTGCCTAATAGCAGAAACAACTTGAGTAAATACTGCCCCCAAAAAGTTTTGAAGTTTTGCTGTTAATGCTTTTGCCTTTACTAACTTTCCAGTAGTAACTTCTAGGAAATCTCCATTCTCTGCTTTGACTAAACTTCCAGCACTATCTGCCAAGTCTTCTAGCAGATACATCAACTTATACTCAAGCGTCTTCCAAGGTCCACCAACACCATTTGCAGAGGGAATTGGTTTAGTTGGATTCTTTGGTTTACTTGGATTAGCACTACTACCAGCAACACCAGGAGTGGTAGCAATACTTTTAGGAGAACCAATACCACCAGTTTGTGCTACTGGGTCAGCAGGAAGAGCAACGGTATTATTAGCACCAGGACGTTTAAAAGAACCTTCTGACATTGTATTTGCTTCACCAACAGGTAAAGCAGCAGGATTAGGTGCTACTCCAGGTTCCATGTTTTCGCCAGTGAAGGCAAAAACTTTTTTATCTCCACTTTCGGTAGATTTTTTAGTACGAAGTACACCAATCACAATAGGCATCTGTGCAGATTCGCCATCCATGAAGAAACCCATGACAATCGCACCAGGTTGCAGTTGTCCAGAACTTTCACCCTGTCCGTCATTACCTGGCTGAGAGGTATGCTGCAACACTGTTGCCCATGGGAGATTTTCTGTAGGAAGGTCTGCTACAGTACCTCCTCTTACATTTGTATAGTAACCAAGAACTCGGACTTTAACTCGTCCAAGTCCCATTTTGTCATCGTTATCTTCAACTTCACCAACCCACCAGAAAAATCCGTCTTTACCGACGAAGTTTACTGTAGGTTCATTTATAATACCATCAATCGTTTGCATATCTGAACAATTGCTACAAGTTTATTTAGTAAGGTATCCTTCCTCTTCCAACCATTTGCGTGTCAATGGTGTGATTTCATAATCAGTCCACATTGTACCAGCAGCACAAGACTTAAGTGCTTTCTGTGTCATACCAGCAGTTTTACCTGCCCACATTGCTTCTGCTTCCCAGGGAACAGCAGATGCTGGATAAGTCTTTTCTGTAATCTCACGCCACAGAGGAGGAACATCTTCTTCATTGTGAATGATAGCAATCATAGAGTTCTTGATAGAACCTGCCATACAATCTTGTGCAGCGTGCCATCCTTCATGACGCATTACA